GGAGATCGGCCGACCCGCCGCGCGCCCCGATGTTCGAGCGCGAAGGCTACGCAGGCGACGGCCCGCAATGGGGCGTCATCTACGACGAGGCGAACGCCAATCTCCGCGGCGCCGATTGGGCCACGCTCGCCGACAAGATGCGGCGGCGCTGCCCGACTGTTAGCCTGGCGTCGCTGTACCTGCAGAACTTCCTGTTCAGCGCCACATGGGGCGTCGAGGGCGAGGGCGAGCCCGCGGACTACCTCCGCGACGCCTTCGGCCTGGACGGCCACACGCCGCAGATGGGGCGCACGTTTTGAGGCGTTCTTGCGGGACGCCTACACCGCCATTGAGCTGGGCTTCGCCTACTTTGAGGAGGTCTACCGCTCGGACGGCTCGCGCGTCTGGCTCGAAGACTTCTGCTGGCGTGACCAGCGGGCGCATTACCGCTGGGTGACGGACACCCGCGGGCGTCTCGCCGGGGTCGAGCAGTGGGCGGTGGACGCGCGCGGCATGGCGCATCAGGTGACCATCCCGCTGCACAAGCTCACGCTGTTCACCTGGCGCGGCATCGGCCACAACTATGAGGGAATCGGCGGGTTCCGGCCGCTTCAGAGCTACTACCAGGACCAGACCTACCTGCTGAACTGCATGCGGATTGCGGTCCAGCGCGGAGCGGTCGCGGCCCCGGTGGTCGAGTGGGACGTCCCCCTCATGCGCAACGAGGGCTACACCGACGCCGAAATCAACGCCGAGCGGTCGAGCTTCAACACGCAGTTGAAGAACTTCAACGGCCGGAAACCAGAACTACATCGCGAAGCCCGCCGAAGCGGTTCTGCAAGGTCGAGCCGTGGTCCGCGTCCGGCGCGTTTGACCCGGAGAACGTTCGTGCCGGCGCTTGCAGTGGTACGACCACACGATGGCGCGCATGTTCATGGCGCAGGTCTGGACTTGGGCACGGGCGCCAGCGGCTCGCGCGCAGTCGCGTCAGAGCACACCGAGGCCGCCATCCGGTTCGGCGTCAACGCGCTCGAGTGGTTCCGCGAGAGCCTGCAACCCTGCATCGACCGCCTGCTCGGCTGGAACTTCGGCGACATCCCGTACGGGGACCGGCCGCGGCTCGTGTTCCACGGGCTGAAAACCGAGCCGTTCGTCCAGCGCCTCGAATCGCTGCCCGGTCTCGCCGCCGCTGGCCTTGTGGCGGCGAACGAGGAGGTCATCGCCGAGACCCACCGCAAACTCGGTCTTCCCGTGCCCGCTGCCGGCTCCCCGGCCGTCGTCCCCCGGCTGCGGCGGCGGGCACGGGATATTCTTCGGGAGGGCGAGTAATGCCGCGCTACGCGCTCACCGACGGCATCAAGTCCGCGCTCCGCCGCGGGCTGCGCCTGCACGAAGAGGGCAAGTCGGGCGATGGGCTCAAGCCCGCGACCGTCCGCGCCGCGCGCGAGGGCATCGAGTCCGGCTGGGACCTCGCGAAGCTGAACCGCGCCGTAGCCTGGTTCGCGCGCCACGAGGCCAGCAAGACGCCAGGTTGGGACAAGCGCGGCGACGAGTCCCCGGCGTTCGTGGCGTGGGCTGTTGTGGGGCGGTCAACCCTTCCGGCCGTCCGAGCGCATTCGCGACCCGTGCAGCGCGCGAGGAAGGCGAGGAAATAGGACGTCCAGGCGTTCGACCTGATGCCCGGTCGCGAGATTCAGCTTTTCCGGCTCGGCGGCATCTACTCGCCGTTCACCGGACAAGAGCGGCTGACCGTCACCGATGAGTTGTGCATGCGACTCGTCGAGTCCCACGCAGCCCTCGGCGCTCGCGTCCGAATCCCGATTGACCTGCGGCACAGCTCCACCAGCGGCGAGAAGCACAGCGACGGCAACATCCCGCTCGGGACAATCGACCCGGCCAGCCTGCGCCACGAGCCCGGCGTGGGCCTGTACGCGACCCCGACTTATACCGATCGGGGTCGCCGGATTGTCGAGCAGTCGGAGGGGACCTTCATGGTCAGCCCGACGTTCGCGGCCGAGTCCTACGACCCGCGCACCGGCGAGAAGCTGCCCGGCGGTCGCCTGCTGGCGGTCGCGCTGACTGAGATTCCCGCTCAGGACGGACTCGATCCGGTCCTTCTGAGCGCAACCACGGACGCGCCAACCGGCGCACAAACGGAGGCAACGGAGATGGACAACCCGTCCAACCCCACCACCGACGTGCTCGCCCTCGAGGCGCGTGCGGAGGCCGCGGAGGCTCGCAGCGTCGAGCTTTCCGCGGAGTTGGAAGCGCGCGACGCGCGCATCGCCGAGCTTGAGGCGCAGGGCGCTGCGGCTCAGTCGCAGGTCGAGGAGCTGTCCGCGCAAGGTGGACGGACTCATCGAGTCGGCCCGCGTCAACGAGCGCGACGCGCTCATCACCGATGCGGTCAAGACCGGCAAGATCGCGCCGGTCGAGTCGGAGTTCTACGCGGCCGCGTTCGACGCGATGCCTGAGCAGACCCGGCAGCGTCTCGCCGCCATCGAGATGGGCGCCGCGGTGCCCGTCAACGTGCAGGCCGACCCGTCGCAGCCGGTGGCCGAGTTCGCCAGCCGCGCCGACGTCCACGCGCAGACGATGACCGAACTGAACGCCCGCCGCGAGAAGGGCGAGCAGGTCAACTACGCGCAGGTTCAGGACGACATCCTCAAGCGCAACCCCGCCGCGCGGGGCAACTTTTGGAGAGCATCTGATGAGCAGCCTCAACATCACCCGGACCTACACCGCCAGCGGCGCCATCGCGGCCGGTCGCGCGGTTTCCCTGTCTGGCGCCAACACCCGTCGTCCCAGGGGCAACAGCGGCGCGCAGATTCCCGCGGGAATCGCCCTCGCGGCTGCCGCCGACGGCGAGAGCGTGGACGTCTGCATCTTCGGCGAGTGCCTGGCTTCGGCCGGCGCGACGCTGACCGCGGGCACGCACCTGTTCCTGCTGAGTGACGCCAACGGCCTGCTCGACCCCGTGAGCGCGGCCGGTGACGTCTACATCGCCCGCTTCCTCGGCGAGCGCACCGCGGCCAACGGCGACACCGCCGTCCCGGTGTTCGTCGACATCGGCACCTACTACGTGGCGCCCTGTAAGGTGACCTGAACAATGAGCAACCAGACCTCCCGGGCCGCTGTCGCGCCCGTCGACCCAATCCTCACCGGGCGCGTGCTCGGTGCAGTTCCCGATCCGTCGCTTCTGAGCAACCAGGGCGTTGTCGAGGAGCTGAACGTCAACCGCGGTGCCCTCGACGGCACCATCTTCGTCGAGCCGCGCCGGCCCTTCATGGGCGACACGGACCACACCAGCCTCGCGCGTGCGCCTGGCGCCGACCACAAGCAGCTCGCGGGCGGCGACCCGACGACCACGACCTACAGCGTGCGTAGCATCTTCGGTGCTGAGCGGTGGCTGCCGGTCGAGATCGAGGAGGCGTCGCAGTTCCCCATCGCGCTCCGCGAGCGTGAGGCGTCCATCCTGCGGTCGGCCATGATGCTCAACCGCGAGGTGAACCTGGCGTCCCTGCTGTTCACGACCGGCAACTGGACCGGGACCGTTGCGTGCAACGCGTTGACCGACGGCGGCTCGGCCAAGTGGTCGGATGTCGCCGCGCGGCCCCTCGCCGGTCTGATCCAGGCCGTTGAGAACTACCGCCAGCAGAACGGCGGCATCATGCCGGACACGCTGGTCATGGGCTACAGCGCCGCCAACGCGCTTCGCAAGAACGACGAGATGCGCGGCATCGTCCGCATCGCCACCGGCAACGGCTCGGCGCTCGCGGCCGGCGCTGACCGTCCCCTGAGCATCCCGGCGGTTCAGGCGGCCATTTCGGCCGAGCTGGGCATCCCGGCGGGTCGCGTGTTCATCGGCTCGGCGCGGCGCGAGACGGCTGCCACCGGCGCGGCCTCGAGCGAGGCGGACATCTGGACCGACACCTGCTGGTTCGGCAACCTGCTCGGCGGGAACGGCGCCGCCTTCGGCAGCGTCGCCCGCGTGCAGGCGGTCGGCGCCATGGTCTTCACCCGCAACGAGCTGACGGGCTTCCACGAGGAGTTCCTCCAGTCGAAGCAGAGCCTCGTGATCCGCGCCAACGACCACCGGCAGTATAAGGCGCTCGTCGCCGACCTCGGCTACAGCATTACGGACTGCGCCTGATGCGCTGGCGGTGGGCCACGAAGGACCCGACGCACACTCTCCGAGTGGGCGGCCGGGTCGTCCGCAAGGGCGAGGTGTTCGACCTCGACGGCCCACGCCCTCATCCGTTGTGTGAGCCGGTGGACCTGCCGTCCCCCGAACCGGAGCCCAAGCCCGGGCCTGTGGCAATCGAGCCGCAGGACAAGCCCGAGCCGGCCCCGGCACCCACCCCGGCCCGTCGCCGTCGTCGCCGCAAGGTGGACTGATGGCGGGGACGTTGCCCGCACCGGACAACCACGTTTGTGCGGGCCACGTCCTGTGGCTCGACGCACTCGACGACCTGCGCGTTTCGCCCGAGTTGGCGGACATCGTGCG